TGTGTTGTGGATGAAGAAAAAGAACCTCTGAATCCCTGAGCGCAACTTACTCCTGTTGATGTAATATCAGCATCTCTTGCAACAGACGATACAACCACAGTTGAATTATCTGCTTCGCTTATGGTTGTTGTGCCAGTATTACTCGTGCTGCTCACAGAACTAGTAAATGTCAATACCGTAGACTTAACATTACCACTACCTTTTAATTCTAGTGTTGTGCTAGAGTTTGTTGTGAGAGGTGATCCACTATCGTTTGTTATATTATTACCATTTGTATCTAATATTATTTTTTTATGTGCAGCATTATCATCAAGCGTCAAACCACCAGTTATCGCTCCAGATAATCTAAAAAACTGTATTGGAAGTTTTGTTTTATCACCAGCTTTAGTATTTAGACTACCACTTGAGTCTACTTCAGTAAATCCTACGTTTGATATTAATGGTATTGCCATGTATCACCTAATATTTAATTGATTCTACAAAAGTAAATATACTTCCATTTTGATTTATTGCTATTGCAAAAGATACCGAATTGCCAAGACTTACTCCTTGTGAGTTGGATGGATAACTTAAAGTTAATGTGTTAGATGAACTCGTTTTATCCACAATTATATACTGACCTATTGCTAA